GAATTCTAATTAATTCTTGAACAGAAATTTCAGTATACGCGCTAGGCGGTATAACAGGCGAAGTAGCTTCATCTGTAAAATATACGAAATTAATATTTTCAGGCCATTCAAAATTAGGGAATCTACTACCTAGATTAAAGGTTTCCCAATCGTGCTTATACGCAATTAATAAACGCCCGGCACTCGCTAAGTCGTGATTACAAATTATCCCCCAAGCTTCTTCATAAGTTAAAGCCTCACCGATTTCGCTATTAAAAACTACGCGTGTCTCACCTGTCCGTTGGTCGATATGCGTTCTGTGACTAAATACTTGTATCATAGGACTACCTCCATTATATATACCATTATATATAAATCACGAATAAAATCAAAAAAAGACCATGCTAGAAATTAATCTAACATGGTCTTTACTACTTTAGGTCAATCCATGAGTCCACCTGCTCATGATCAGGAGATATATGGATCACCTCGCTATCGATGAATTACCACTCCAATTATCGCTCCCGCCCCCACTACCTGGGATAGGTTGCGTTGCATTCGTAGTCGCTTGATTGTGCGGTTGTCCCGCTCTATTTTGTTCTTCAACAAGTCTAATGATTTCTGCATTTCGTTCAAGGTAGCTTCTTGCTTCACTGAATCCGCCTTGGCTTTGGCTAATTCGCTCTCCAATCTGTTGATTGTATTGTGAGCTTCTGTCAATTCTTGCCCTTGCTTCGCGACTAAGGTCTGTGCTTCGGTCAATGGAACGCTGGATGCTTCGATTAAGCTCAAGGCTTTCGCGTTGTTGCTCTTGAGCTCGTTCCACTGCGTCAACGGCACGGTGATAGTCGGCTCCGCTTGGCTGGTAGAAGATATATCCGATGCAAAGCAAGGCGAGGAGCACAATACTACCGATAAGAATATAGCGGTTACGAGCGCTATCAAATAGACTTTTGATTCTTTCATACATCATAGCCCTCCTGCGTAATCTGTAATACCTCGTGCTATAGCACGGACGATAATATCTAAATCGTTCGTAAGCATAGCATGGTCTTCTTCATTGTCAATAAAAGCCATTTCAACAAGAACCGCTGTTGCATCTGTGCCGTTTAGGACCCAAAGGTCATCACGTTTTTTAACGCCCCTATCCACGGTATTAATGCTTCGGATAATTTGTGATTGGATATCATTAGCCAAGCGTTGCCCATTAAAGGATTTATATAGGGTTTCAGTCCCTCGTGCTTGCGTGTTGAAGGCATTGCAATGGAGCGACACAAATATATCTGCGCCCCAAGAATCAGATTCGGAACATACAAAACCTAAATCATCATCTTGTAACGTGCGAACTTCGCACCCTGCTGTTTCTAAATAGCGTGCCAACATCTTGCCCGCATCACGTGCCACATCACATTCACGGGTACCATACACAGGATTAACTGCCCCACTATCTAAGTTAATGTCGTGTCCTGGATTAATAAATACTTTCATCGTTTATCCTCCTTTTCTAATTGATCGGGAACGCCGTTACCGTCCTTATCTATCCAAAGCGCCAAAAACCCCACAAGGGCTGTTAATACGCTAGGAATAAATATATGGTCAATAATGTTAATCCCTACATCGATTAGCTTGTTAGCTTCAGTTGATACATAACCTTTGGCAAATGCCATACAGTATTCGATTACCACTAGTAAAATAGGCACTAGCATCACAAATACTAGCGCCCTGGTAGCAAATATTCCCGTAGGGTGGACATTAGCCACCCTAACAGATTGATATGATTTTTTAACTGTACTGATGAGATTTGGTGGTATGTTCATGCAATTCCTCCTTAATATCATCAACGCGAGCTTCGATGCCCTTGACACGAGATGTCAATTTAACGTGTTCAGTGTACGCTTTAGTTCGCTGCTCACGAGACAATTTAATTTCGTCCTTTAACTCCTTTAGCGTATCCGTGAGCACGCCCATTTTTTCCTGAAACATTAAATTGTCTTGCATTCGTTGCAAATCCAACTTTTCGAGCAATGGAATAACTAAAACCTTATATCCTATACCTGCAACTATACTGACAATAGTCAACGTGGTTAGAATATCATTCAGTTCGAATTGCCATGTCCACATTTAATCTCCTTCCGTTTGTGCTTCGCTTTCGTTTAAAGACAATAAGGAATTATGTACGCATCCTTCAGTAGGACACGTGCCATCATCATTTAGTACTTCCCAGCAATATTCACAAAATTCCATTACAGGAACTTTACTATCTCCAATATATTTAGGCATATTATTGCACCTCCTTAATTCGTGCTACCATTTCACTGTTTAATTTAATGTACTGTGCACTAATAGCGTTGGTCGGTTTACCCATTAGCAACAATCTGCGTTGAGCTTCTTCTAGCGTTTTAAAGCGGGGTTCATATTCGGCTTTTATGGCGTTTATTTTTTCTTCTTTTGTTGGGATGTATTCAATTACTGGGGCGTCTTCGAATATACCATTTTTATAGACTTTTTCATCAAGAAAAGCATCTAACATAGCATCTCCGCCATATATATATTGAGCAGCATCAGGATATTGTTCTTTAGCTTGCTTAAGCAAAGCCTCTTCACCGATAGGTATTATCATATTATCTACAATGGACGTAATCCGACGTCCATCCGCATCAAGTACATGGATATAATTATTCATATATACCTCCTAATTAATGAAAGGATATAACAATGAATAGCACTATTAAGCACTACCCAAGAAATGCATATCTCCGTATGCACCGCCAAAGTGCGTGCGTCGAGACATTTAAAAGTATTTATGAAAAATGGCTGCCTACTCGTGTTGGAATCGTGAGTAAATCAGCCATTGAATCATATCGCATTGCCTATGATCATATTCAATCAATTGCTAATATGCCTATTAACTTAATCAAATACTCTGATATGCAATACGTGATTGATAGCATGCGAGATAACGGCCTATCCTACGCATCAGCCAAGAAGGTACGCACATTACTTTCATTGCTATCTAAATATGCGATTGTCAATGACATCGATATTAAGGATTACACCCCTTTTCTTAATCTTGGCCACGATGTTAGCGTGTATCCTCATAAGCCGTTCACTCGCCAACAGATTAATCGATTGTGGAGCCTTAATACTGCCGATACTTATGGTATTCTAATACTCTTATATACAGGTATGCGTTGCGGTGAATTGCTATCGTTACGTAAGAACGATATTAACCTCCGCACTAAATGTCTTATAGTACGTCTATCTAAAACTGATGCTGGCCGTAATCGCTTAATTCCCATTCATAGACGCATATTTCCAATAGTTACAACCTTGTATCACAATTCATCAGATAAGATACTACCTATCTCTTATGCTCAATTCAGCAAGCAATTTAAATCAGTAATGACCTCAATCAAATGTTCACATTCAACGCATGACTGCCGTCATACAGTAGCTACCCTGTTAGATAAATACGGCGCATCACCTACTGCAACTCGTGCTATTCTTGGTCATAAACATGGTGATATAACTACAAAAGTTTATACGCATAAGGAATTGCGTGAGTTGCGTAAGGCTATTGAGTTATTACCGTAGACCCAATGGGGACATATAGCAGACGGAAAAGATATTAATAGAATTATTTCTATTTCATTGATACTTCCTTGCAATGGTAAATATGTAGCACTTCCAGTAGGTGAATCTAATAACACTAACTTCAATAATTCACTAGATCATCCGTGTGTTGTAATTGCTAAATTGTCTACATCATTCAAGGTACAAATCGATGATTATATGACTGGAATAAGTTGGGTCTGCTTAGGGATATGTTAGCCAATGGGGACAATTCAAAGAAAACCAAGCAAATGTATCATATTTAATTTCTTACATAGAAATATATGGAACCGTAACTATGATGAAGGATGAGCCTAAGAGGCTGTATGAGGCCAGCATTCGAGCAAATAACATTACCCTTACTGGATTTGAATTACACAGCGGTTATGTTGGTAATCATGTTGCAAAAGGTAGTGTGTTTTCGTTTGGTGTTTCTGCTTAATGCCCAATCGCTAAATAAACTACGCCATCAAGAGTAGAAGGTGCATGACTGGCATCAGCAACAAGAGTGAATCCTGCTGTGCTTTTATTAGTATGATAGAACACCTCATTACCTCCTACTGACGTTTTATGTTCTATAGATGGCCAGATGCCTGAACACTCATTATCAAAAGCAGTAGGAAATGTAATAGGATAAGTTGTTCCGTCATACACGTATACGCTTTTCTTGTATCCCCATTGGATGTATTGCAGTTAAGATTTGCCAATAGCAATATAATAATGCTCAAACTTTGCGAATTCGATTTTGTCTAAGCTAAGACGGACAGCATTATCAAAGTTGCTAGAAGACCGCTCCGTTGCTGATTCTTGTATTGTACCGACCCCTACATATACCTCTGTAAAAGCTATAGGAAATTTTGTTGGGGCTGTGTACCACATATCAAGACGACCTCTTTTAACTATTCCCCATTGGCTAAAATCCAATAGCGCCCCAACGTATAGAGGTGACGTTATTTTGTGCAGACATATACGTGAAGCTATTTATTGTTATTTCTTTAACGGCACTACTCGTCCAATTATCATTATCTAAGGTTGCCGGCGCTATGTTAGTGACTGCGACGAACGGAGGAAAAGTAAAAGGTATTATAAAGTTACTAGCTCCATCGTATATAGTCCTAGCAACTACGATGTCTGACTTTCCCCATTGGTTAACTTTTGCCAATCGCTATGAAGAAATGCTCAAATCGAGCAAATGATATTGTTGTATTTGTGTACTTTATAGCGTTATCGGAATTATTTGAGGATGGTCCTTTGGCACTATCCGGCAAGCCTGTTGTAACGGCATACACTTCAATGAATGCAATT